GGAGGGCAATCCCATCCCCGATGGCAACCCCGATAATCCGGGCTCTGTCCTCTTCTATCAACCTGTTCGCACGGGTCAAAAAGACAACTTCTCGATTAATGGCGGGATTACAGCGACGATCTCCGTTCCACTAGATCGACATCACGTCAGAACTTGCCGTGCAGCAGCAGAGAAACAAGTAGCACTACTTGATACCAAGATTGCCGAGCAAAGGCTCATCTACGAGATCAAGCGGATTAAGAACTGCGCCGACCTGCTGAAGGATGGCATCATCGTGCGTGGTGTTTACGCCCAGATTTGCAAAGACGTTTCACTGACTAATCCGCCTGGAGTTCTGCCGCCCCACAAGCACCCAATCACTTTCCCAAAGCCCGCCTTAGATCGCGAATGGCTTGATTCCGGTGACGCTGCGAAGCCCGCCGCTGCTGTAAGGATTCCAGTTTCTCCTTACGGCCAAGCTTCTGATTAATCTTCTTCACCACCTTCTTGGTCAAAGGCTTGGCAATCTTCTGCAAGATTGACGCGACGGGCTTAGCAAAGATTGCAGCAGTCGTTGCAAATGCAGCCGTCATCGCAATTGAAACCGTTGGGGCAGCGTCAGGAATGTAGTTGTCCAGCACTTGTCCAACGGGCACTGGATCCCAAAGCTTCACGCACTTGCCATCTCGCAGCTCATAACCCGCGAGCACCTTTGTCCCTAATTTGTTAAACGATCCGATTTCTTTTGCTCCAAAAGGTGGGCACGGTCGATCATTTGGCAAGTTTGGGAGGTCGGGACTGGCACCCGACGCATTCGGGAGAGCTGCTTGAGCCGGACGTGAGACACCCGGCTCTTTTATGACATCAGGGTCAATCTTTGGTGGTGGTGGTGTCCCCTTAATGGCTGTGCCTGCTGTGATGCTTGGTGCATTGAACGAAGGCATGTTGCCGCCACACACCACGAAATTGCCCCGTGGGTCAGTGTCATAAGCATCGGCATTGCCTGGCTGCGAATCGCGTGTCTCCACACAGCCCGGTATTTCTGCAACAGGAAAGCCGAGAAGCAGCGTGACGGGTGGCTCACTTGGAATACTCTGTGGTGGCATTATTTGCCACGACGGAATCTCTGGCACGGAGACTGTCCGTTGTTGGATCTCAGGAATCTCCGGCATGAAGTCAGAACGGTTTACAGCAGGTCAGCTTTGGATTGAGCGCAACCGCAGACGCGAAGGGCCGCCTGTTGTTTACACCGTATTGTGCGGCAAATCTGCTAGGCCGTTTACTGACCCAAAAGCAATCCTCAAATGGGTCAAGTGGCCGAAAGGAACACCGACTGGTGATGCTCTACGCGAATGGCTTGCGTCGTTTGAGAAGAAAGCTGAAGCACCCGCGCCAGAACTTGACATGGCAAAAATCAAGGCTGAAGGCTTCGGGCCTGAAGCCCATGACGAGGATCCAACTGCTCATACCAAGATGGTGACATGATTTTGTCCGTGCTATAAAAGGCATGCGCATATCGACCACCCCTGCGTCGGGAGTCCGTCACTGCGTTATTTGAGCGGGAGTCCTTTTGCTAGCCAATCGGCGCTGCTCACCCCGAAGGATCATCGGTACTCTTTTGATCCACCTGAGAACCCCGTCCTAGGCGGGGTTTTCTTGTGTCTTGCTGAGCTTCGCAATAGCGCGACTCAAGTACCAAGCAGCTTTCTGCAGGTCTTGAATGGCATTGCCCTTGTGCCACGCTCTCAACAGGTATTTCAACGTTTGCCCCACTAAATAACCAGCAACTGGATCTGGTGCGCCAGCTACTACGTCTTCAATGATTTCAATCGCTTCAACTCGGCATTTCGTGTAGTGCGATGGCGAGTTGACCTGATCGCTCATGGAAGTTTGAACGGCACAGCCGGTCCAGTGCTGGTTGGCAACTCTGGCATGATGTCGTCGACCTGACTAGGCAACATCTCAGTGACATTGCCGGTGATGTCATCCATCATGCTCGCGGCATAGTCCTCAATCATCCCAGGGATTCGGACAAAGGCCGCCACTGACAAGCCGACCAGAGTGCCGCTCATCACGAAGCCAAGAACGCCAAGAACGTTGCAGACTTTTTGCATGGGTCTTAAATGCACTCTTCCATGCTACGTCGCTCGTAATAACGCTTCAATTTGTCGCATTCCCTGGCTTTGCTGTGTTGCCCAAATTGATCAAACAACACTGCTCGTGCCTGCTCATACCGAATAGCAGTTGGCAGGAGTTCTGTTGGAACTCGACTGCCCATCGGAGAGAATCTGTTGCCGTTGAGTTTGGTGCTCATGATTTTGTCCCAAACAAAAGGCTCCCTTGCGGGAGCCTGATGTCGGTCTGTGTGAGAAACCTACGTTGGTTATAGCTCAGAAGCTGTACTTCAGGCCAAGCTTTGTACCAACTGAAAGCTCATCGCCAGTGATGCCGCTCAGCTCGCCGTAGACAGCAATGCTGTCAGAAGCTTGGATAGAGCCGCCGAACTTGCCAGCGAACTCAACTTCGTTTTCAGCGCCATTAGGCATCACAATCGCAGGACCACCCTGGATGTAATAGCTCACAGCACCTGAAGAACCTTCGTAACCAATATCCAGGTTGAGCGTTCCACCCAGATAGTCGTCGCCGTAAGAACCGCCGTTAAATTCGGGGTTCACATACACGTTTGAGTACGCAGGCAATGCCAGCGCAGCTGCTGAAACGGCGACACCACTCGCAATCAGAGTTTTGAGCATTTGGAAGAGGTTTAACGTTTTCCTTGACCACGATACTTCTTACGTCCATGGGACGGTTTTGAATGTGATCCATTCCCCTGTCTGGTCTTCTTAGGTTTGCCTTGAACAAAACTGTCGCCGTTGATTGACTTCGCCATCAGATTCCGTCAGTTGTTTCCAGCAAGGCGTATTTTTCAGCCAAACCAGTAAAAAGACCGTATTGAGGATGTGAGATTTGATCGCGGCCATCAAGGAAGAACAATTCCTCAAGCCACAGCGTTCTCGCCCGCATCACAGGCACATCTTCAGCACCCGGTTTACCGGCGATCATCGGGTCAGGACGCTTCATCAGGAAGGCTCAGTCGGCCACTCCATCGTATGGGGGAAACCTTCTGCTGCACTGATGTCTCGCAATGCTGTCCGATAGGTTTTCCACTCTGTCTTCTTAGCTGTGGTCAGCGGGCTGTCAGCCAGAACAGTCCAGTCACAGGCAGCCAGTTTGCGGTCACGCTCTGCACGAACGTTTGCAGCAGCTTGGTTGTCGATGTTGGTGCGGTAAGCGGTTTCTGCATCGCTGTCGGCAAACTCTGGTCCGACAATGAATCGAGTAAACCACTGGCCGTTGATCTGCTCAACGCCATCACGCACGCTGCGTTCATACGGTCCAGATACCGTTGCAGCAGGGCCATTTAGCACAGGGTCATAGCCAAACCCGTCGAGAATGTCGGCTGTCAGCTGCTTAGGGAATGACGTTCCAGGGTTATCAGCACGGAGTTGACTGTCGGTGATGACGGCACCAGTGGCGCGGTTGCGGATTTCCATGATTAGGCGATTGCGAGGTAAATGAACGTCGCGCCGCTATTGTTCGCAACGCTTCCAGTCAAGGATATGCCCGCATTATAGGGATCTACATAATCACCACTAAATTGAGCGTCAATCTCATTTAGCGGTATTCCGTAATCAGTTCCAGCAGTTATGCCCCGCCCAGTGTCGAAAACTACCCAGTTTTGAGAGTCATCTGTTCTTTTGTACAGAAAAAATCTTGCGCCTGCTGTAAAACCAAAGTCAAGATTTCGCGCAGACCCCGTTCCGGTGTAAGTTCCAATCTTCGATATTCCGCTAAGGCTAGCAAAAAGGTAAGCAATGTATTCGTTGCCGCTACCATTTACAGCGCCAGCATAATTAACAGTAAATACGCTAGAGGTTGGCGAAGTGTTATTCCAAACGGCCACGCTTGTGCCCTCTGCGTTGTTGCCGTTAAGTTGTAAGTATTTTGTAGCACCAAGAGCGGAAGAATAGACTGCCCAATAAGATCCACCATCTCTTTGTTTTACTATCATTAGCTCTGGAGCAACCCCTAAATTATGATTTACTGTTCGCACAGATCCTGTGCCCGTGTAAGTAACTACATCAAAAAATCCGGGCGCACGCTTAAACATCCATGCGTATTGATTTGATCCAGTTCCAGTATCGGTTTGAACGCCATTCATATAATCAAACATCATCGTAGAGTTTGTAGACTCTTGATTGGTTAAGTTGGTATGCATCTGAGCGCCTTGGGTCAATCTTGCAGAAATTTGCATATTTCCGCCTTGATAAGTTACATTTCTGTTGAACTGCATATCAACAGGGAACCCGCTTCGATAAGTTGGCTCATTCCCATCACCAGTCGAGCCACGGCTGTCTACTGCAAAAACATCCGTTCCAGTCTCGGGCGGTTTGTTCGGACGGCGGATTGCGATGTAGATAAAGTTTCCACCACTGATCGGATAATTATTTGTGAATCCCGTAGGTGTTGGCACTGTCCAGCCGGTAATCGTGCTTTCCGCCCCAGCTCCATTTGGCTCTAAATATTGAGCCGCAGAACCAACTGGGTTGCCGCGCATACTGTCAACAACGATCCAAGAATTACTAGCGTCTGACCTTTTCATCAATATCCATTGCGGCTCAAACCCTAGATTGATGTCAACGACACTGCCAGTTGAAGTAAAGCTTCCACACTTAATAATCGCCTCGTCTTCATCGTCGCCAAACGATTGATCGTCGTGGGCAAAAAGGTAAGCGACGTATGTAGCGCCACTAATGTTGGTGTCAGTGGTTGCACCATACACAGTAAAATCTGTACTGCTTACGCCCCAAAAATCATTGTTATTGAAAGAATATGCGGCCATGGTTGATTCAAGCCTAACAAATTTCTTATTCGCTTCGTATAAGCCACGGTGGTAGCAATACCAACCCATGCCTGAAGTATCTGTTCGTTTAACTGCTACAAATCCAGGCGCACTACCAAGCGAATGAGAAAGAGTTTTGCTTGAGTTTCCATCGCCTGTATAGGTAACAACATCAAAAAATCCAGGGCACTTGCGGAATGTCCAAGAGCAATAGTCTTCTCCGCTTTGATTAACGGCAGCACCAGTTCCTAAACTAAATCCGCTTGAAGTGAACGCACTCAGAAGAGACGTGTCAGTAACTTCTGCTGAGGTTGAATTGGAAAAAATAACATCTCCTGCGCCTCTCTCCGTGTCATAAAGACAGTGACTAGCAGTTGTTTGAGTTCTGCTTTTAATCCAAACCAGCGCGCCTTCGCCGCTTATATCAATGTTGTTAGTAATCGTCTGAGCAGACCCAGTGCCGTCATACAAAAACGTCGAAAATACGTCGTCAACGTAAACAGGATCAGCCGCCGCTCCAGCAGCGGACATCAGCTTTGCGGTTACCGGATCCATGCTTCCTCAGTTGACGTAATCGACGAGTGACGCACCGCGATACCGCGTCCCGCCATCATCAGTCACAAAGAAGAATAGATGAGTTTTACCCGTGGTCAAAGTTGGCGCGGTGTCAGCAGGAAACTTGACGCTTGAAGGCCACGTCACCGTTCCAGACGTATGGGTCAGCTCAAGCACGAAGCTGCCAACCGTTCCAGATGCCGGTGGGTTGCTGAACGTGAACGTCGAGTTGCCGTTGATGGTCTTGGTGAAATAGTTGCCATTGTTCAGGTCAATATCCAAAGCAGAGACTGCTTCAGCGACCTGCTCATAAGGACCATCAATCTTGATGCCGCCGTTATGCACGCTCTGGGGCGTAAACGTCTGTGCAGCCGTAAACGTATTGGCTACGTCGTTCTTAGTGGTATCAGCGTCGTATGCCTGAACCGTTGAGCCGATGTCTGCGGTTTCCAGCAGGTTGTCAGCCGTCAGCGTTTGGGTGCTGGTCGTAATCGC